CCCGCCGCAAGACCGACCAGCTGATCGATGCCCGGCAGGCTGTGAATGCCCTGCGGGACGACCCCGATGCCATGCAGCAGCTGGCAGAGTACGCTCTGCAGCTGGCATCCGAGCGCCATGTCTGACCTGCTGCTGGACGCGCTGCCCACTCGGTGGCACGGACACGAGATCATCCCGGATTTTCGGCCCATGGTCTGGCTGGTCAACACCTATGTGCGCGGCCAGACAGGAGATGATCCCATCGGTTTTGCGGTCAGCGCCCTCTGGCGTTTTTACAAAGACCCGCACTGTTTTCTGCAGAGCCCGCAGAAGATCATCGATGCCTACGGGCACATGATCGAGTTCTACAAGGCAGGCGAGAAAAAGGCTGAAAGTGCTAAATCTGAGAGCGGCAGCGCTGCTTTCTCCGGCCTTGCCTTCGACTACCAGTGCGATGCCGGTTACATCGTGGCAGCGTTCCAGCAGGCCTATGGCATCGACCTGACCCGCGAAAAGGTTCACTGGTTCCGGTTCCGGGCGCTGTTCGCTGCCCTGCCGGAGGACACCCTCATGGCCAAGATCATGAGCTGGCGCACCATGGACCTGTCCGAGTACGATGGCAGCATGCGTGCCCACTATGCCGACCTGCAGGAGCGCTTTGCCCTGCCTGCTGAGCTGAGAGGGGGTGCAGCCCGTGTCGTGTCCGTCGAAGAGCATGACGCTGCGTTCCTCGCACGGTTCCGGCACTAGCCGCGCACCGGTGCCCTGCCCCTACTGCGGGCGGGCGCTGCCGGTGTGGGCAGAGCCGCACGCCACAGCTGCCGGTGTGTGGGTCAAATGCAAAAATCCCGCCTGTAAGCGGGAAATCGAGATAAAACTTTAAGCCTGTGCCCTTGTGCCCGCGCTCCGAATGAGAGGTGGACACAGTGGCAGATTTCAGCATCACCGGCGAAGTAAGGCTGAACAGCGACCCGGCGGAAAAAAGCACCAGCAAGTGGACGGTAGCCGCCGGTCAGATGATCGCGGACTTTGCAAAACAGGCTTCGTCCAAGCTGGCCGAGGTGGTCAAAAGCGGTGTGGATTACAACGCCACCATGGAAAGCTACCTGACCAACTTCAAGGTCATGCTGGGCAGCGAGGAAGCCGCCGCCACAAAGCTTTCCGAAATTCGCAAAATGGCGGCATCCACGCCCTTCTCGCTGGATGACCTGACCAGCGGCACCCAGACCCTGCTGCAGTTCGGCATTGCGGCAGACGACACCACCGGTGTGCTGCAGCGGCTGGGTGATATCTCGCTGGGCAACGCCGAGAAGCTGCAGACCCTGACCCGCGCCTACGGCAAGATGTCCAGCGCCCAGAAGGTCACGCTGGAAAACGTCAACATGATGATCGATGCGGGTTTCAACCCGCTGAATCAGATCTGTGATGCCACCGGCGAGAGCATGTCCGACCTGTACAAGCGCATCTCGGATGGCAAGGTCAGCTTCAGCGAGCTGGAAGCGGCTGTGGAAGCCGCCACCAGTCAGGGCGGGCAGTTCTACAACGGTATGCTGGAAGCCAGCCAGACCTTCAGCGGGCGCATGTCCACCCTGAAGGATAATGTCAGCGCCCTGACCGGTGAGCTGACCAGCGGCCTGTTTGCGGCTCTGGGTGAGCTGGTGGTCAAGCTGAACGAGGTGGTGGTCTCCTTCCTCGACAGCGACGAGAAGATGGCCCAGCTCAAGGAGACCATCGGCATTGCAACGGCTGTTGTGGCCGCTGCCGGAACGGCATTCCTGACCTACAAGGGCTATGTGGCTGCCGCTACTGCAATCGAAGTGATCCACACAGCCGCGACCACGGCCATGACCGCTGCTCACAAAGCCGCCGAAGCCGGGGCGACCGGTCTTGCAGTCGCGCAGGCAGGTTTGAACGCGGTTCTCAAGGCGAACCCCATCGGCCTTGTAGTGTCTTTACTTGCAGCTTTGGCAGCGGGTCTCGTGACGGCCTATAAGACCAGCGAGACCTTCCGCAATGCCGTCAACTCCGCATTTGCGTCTGTGAAAAAGATCGCACAGAACGCCATCGGCACGGTGGTGGACTGGATCAATGATCTGGTCGCAAAAATCGAAGGCGCAGCGGCAGCGCTGGCCAACCTGAAGAACGGCATCGGCGCTGCAGCAGATGCTTATAACTCCGCCTACAACAACGCCATCAACAACTACAACAAGCGCAAGAACGCGAAACAGTGGGACAGCTCCCACAAAGACCTCGAATGGGACGATGACAACGGATGGGTCCCGAAAGGCACAAGCAGCTCCGGCAACGGCAGCAGCCGTGCCGGGAGCCAGACAGCCGCGAACCCCTACCCTGCCATCACCAGCGGAGCCAAGAAGGCCAGCAAGGCCACGAAGCAGGCCGCCGCAGAAGTCGTCAAGTCCATCTCGGACACCACGACCGAAATCGACGGCAAGATCACCCGCACCACCGAAAACATCACCGAAACGCTCTCCAACGGCAAGACCCAGCAAAAGCAGGTCATCACCGAGACTTCCCGGCAGATGGTGGATGGTGTGCTGAAGGACATCAAGACCGTCACCAGCATTGCTGCGGACGGCACCAAGACCGTCAAGCAGACCATGGAGACTGTGCGGGAGACCGCCAAGACGGTCACTTCCACCTTCGAGACGCTGGCAGACGGGGTCAAGACCACCACCCAGACCGTCACCGAGACCCTGACCGACGGCACCGAGACCCAGAAGCAGGTCATCACCGAGGTCTACGACGA